ATGGCTCGACCTATCCACCGCCTGAGCGCCAGGGCGGTCCAAACCCTGACCAAGCAAGGCTATCACGCCGACGGCGGAGGCCTGTACCTGCTGGTCGGCCCAACCGGGGCCAAGTCATGGGTGCTGCGGTACCAGCGAGCCGGTCGCCGGCGCGAGATGGGCCTGGGCTCCCTTTCGGTCGTGACCTTGGCCGAAGCCCGGCAGGCGGCTGTCGCTCAGCGCAAGATGCTTGTCGCCGGGGATGACCCGATCGCTACCCGCCGGGCAGCCAAGTCTGCGGGCGCGACATTCGGCGAAGCTGCCGCTGCATACATCGCTGCACACCGTAGCGGCTGGAAGAACGACGCCCAGGCCGAGCAGTGGGCGCAATCGCTGAGGGACTATGGCCCCGCCAATGAAACCCCGGTAGCCGAGGTCGACACCCCAATGGTGATGGCGTGCCTGCGTCCAATCTGGGAGAAGAAGACGGTCACCGCCACCAGAGTGCGCGGGCGCATCGAAAGGGTGCTCGACTGGGCCAAGGTCCACGGCATGCGCGAAGGAGAGAATCCCGCAAGGTGGCGGGGTCATCTCCAGAACCTGCTGCCCAAGCCGTCGAAGGTGACAAAGGCCAGACACCACGCCGCAATGCCATATGCCGAGGTTCCAGCCTTTATGGTCACCCTGGCGGAGCGAGATGCACGATCCCGCCGCGCCCTGCGCTTTACCATCCTCACGGCAGCTCGCACCGATGAGGTTGTCGGAGCTGACTGGCCCGAGTTCGACCTGAAGGCCAAGGTCTGGACCATCCCTGCCGGCCGCATGAAGGGAGGCAGGGAGCATTCGGTGCCCCTGAGCGCCGCGGCCATTGCCATCTTGGAACCCCTCAGTCGGAAAGAGCCGCCGTTCAAGTTGTCCGAGAACGCCATGCTGTACTTGGTACAGAAGCCGTCGCCCAAGGGGCTGGGCCTGCCGTTCACCGTTCACGGCTTCCGGTCCAGCTTTCGCGACTGGGCAGCCGAGGAAACCGAGACACCCAACGAAGTCGTAGAGATGGCACTCGCCCATGCCATCCGGAACAAGGCTGAAGCCGCGTACCGTCGCGGGGCGTTGCTGGACCGACGGCGCGCGCTTATGGATGAGTGGCAGGCCTATCTGGGGCTGTAGTGCCGAGCCAAGCTCGGCATTCCCAAATCACTCCAATTCCGGTGATTTGACCGATTCGTCAAACCGGCGTTGCAGGGATTAACAAACCGGTTACCCTGCTTTCCCTTTCCGTATCAATGGGATACCAGGCTATTTCGCGAATACAAGCTAGAGCCGGTTACCCTGCTCGCATCCAGCTTGCGAAATAGATTAAGGAATAATCTGTCGTCCGATTTGTAGTGGCAGGGGAATGCCGAGCTTACCTCGGCACCCTCACCTCAGCCGCTGGCCGCTTGCTGATCAGCGCCTGCAGCACAGCCTTCTCCCGCGATCGACGGCGAGGCTTCACCGGCCGGCTGGGCAGATCGTTGCCCCGCGCCGCGATCCAGCGCTCCACCCACATCTTGCCCTGGCGGTAGGACCCGGCCTTGAACCAGAAGGACTGGCCTTGCCAGTTGAGGGTGCCAGCCACCTTGCCCGCCTCCAACCGCAGCACCGCGACGGTCTGGAAGTTGAAGCACAGGAAACAGGTCTCGGGGTTGTCGAGCCAGCGGTATGTGGTCGGGAGCATGGCCCAGCATCGCCGCCACCAGTCCCGCGTCGTGCGACTGGGTACTGAGCTGCCTGTCACACATGCGACGAAACGGCGATGGCTTTAACAATTCAGCAAGGTTCGCGGTCCTATGGTCGCCTCACAGGGAACAGATGCAGTGGAGGGCGTAATGGGATACAGCGCGCAATATCTAACCAATGACGAGTGGATGATGCTCCACGCTGCTTACAAGGCCCATGGCAGCGGCCCGGAGTTTTGGAAGGTCTATCAGCAACTCCAAGCTGCTGCGAAGAGGCGCACTGGGGATTCGTGCGTAATTGTCGCCAATGAAATGGCCAAGGTCGCCCAACGCCTGGGGGCAACCCCAGAAGCTCTGCTGGTCTAGAACCACCGATCAAGCCGCAATCTTGTGCTCGTAGAACGGGTGCCGCTTGTCGTCGAAGATTGCGTACAGCCCCTGCAGGTTCGCGGGATCTGGGTTGAGCCAGGCCTCGATGTGCTCGGGCTTGATGTTGATGATGGTCCGGTCGTGGCCGGCGGCGGCCACCTCCGGCTCGGGCTCGTCGGTGATTGCCGCGAAGCTCAGCAGATCCGGCTCCTTCCCCCTCGGGTCGGTCCAGTGCGACCACAAGCAGGCCACCAGCATCAGCTCACCATTGCGCGGGGTGAACTGGACCACCCGGTTCTGCCCGTCCTCGCCCTCCACGTTTTCGTAGAAGGTGTCGACCAGTAGCAATCCGTGGGTGTATCCGAACTCGCCCTTCCAGAAGCCCTCCAAGTTGTCGCGCCGGGCGTTGTAGGTGCCGGGGTACTTCTCGTCGTAGGACGCGGGCTTCCCAGCGGGCCGGCACTGGTACCGCATCGGCTTTACCACCAACTTGCCGCCCTCGCTGACCAGCACCGGGCAGTAGTAGCCCGGGAACATGCGGGAATCCCTGGCCTCCAGGTTCGCCCGCTTCAGGTCGGCAATCCGGCGCTTGATCTGCTCGATCTTGTTACCGGCGATCCGCTGCTCGTTCGCCGCGGTCTTCGTTGGCTTGGTGGCCAGCTTCTGCTCGGCGGCGGCCAAGCGCTCCGTCTGCTTGGTCAACTCCGTCTCAAGCTGTGCGACTTCCTCGTTGTCCCATTCCCGAATCTCGGCGGCAATGGCGGCCACGCTCGAGTCACCGGGCCGGAGGAACGACAGATCCAGCGCCCTGGGCGTCTTCGGTCGGCGGGTCTTGTTGTTGTCACGCAGCCACAGCTGGGTGAAGACCTCCAGATCCACGACGGCCCCGAACTCACGGACGAACTTCTTGTAATCTGCTTCGATCTGAGCTGAATAGCACACGCGTCACCTCCGTTTGACCGGAGCATAACGCCCACCGGGCCTAGGATTTGTCCATGAACGCCATCACCCGAGAAGAGCTGGACGACCAACTCCATGGCCTACGCGTCAGGGCGGCTCGAATCGCCCGGGACTACGCGCCCAAGGACCAAGTCGATGCCGTCGCCGGCGAGGCCGAGGTCATCGAACAGCTGGTCGCCCCCAAGGACCTGACCTACTTTCACAACCGGGTCGAGGAGATCATCTGGGAGTGCGGCATGCTGGAACGAGGGCCGGAGCATGAGTGATCAGCAGAGAGCTGACTACGAGCTGGCGTTCAATGAGATCCGGCACGCCCTGCTGCAGCACGGCGAATCAGGGACCTTTTGGGAAATCTGCGATGAGGTCGAAGAACGGCTTATCGACCAATACCCTGAAGACGAGACGGCCATTATTGAGATGGTCGCTACGTGGCTTGTGAAGCTCGACGTCGCCCCTGAAGGTAGCTTGCAGGGGTTCGTTTAGCCCCCAACTCGTCAACCGGGTGGCGACTAGCGGCCAGAAGCGGACATCGACCAACTCTGGAATTAAGCCGCGCCGCGTAGCAGCGTCGGCTTGAATGAACTGTTAGGCGCCGCAAGCATCCTGTGGGCCCATTGATTTGCCTACCCAGCCAGCCTCAACAACATCGACTGCCGATAGTATTTGCTGTGCGAACGAACGGGCCTGCGCCACGTCGAACTCCACTGCACCCTCATGAGGCATTGCTACGACCTTGATGAAAATTAGCCCTTCATCTTGGCGTGGCTCGCACGTTACCGTTTCTTGGTACCGCTGCTCTGGAGAGTCTGTCATGGCAATTTTGCGCCTAACTACCTAATAGACGGACCCGTGGGTCCTTCTATACGACTGATCCACGAAGCACCGCATGGTGGGCTTCCCCTGATACAGCCCGATCTTAGGGTGGCTGGGTCCGGCTAACAAGCCAGCGTGTGACTGGACCCAGCGGTAGCCTCGGCGGCCGCATCAATGTCCGCTATGGGTCGGCAAGTGCCAGCATTGCCATGGGTGGCTCTCTGGGGATGATTCAGCCGTGCGAGCCGCCACCACCAGGCGGTTCAACTATTCCTATCGTCCCGATCCCAAGCGCCTCCGAGGCATGGGCCACGTAGGCCGCCTTGACCGCCGCGATGACGTCCATACCAGGAAGACCGCCGAACTCTCCGGCTGCCACCTGTCCGATGGTACGTTCGATGCGGGGCCCAATGGACATGCCGCGCAGTAAGTTCCCCATCCAGTGCTGCCACTCGGTATGCCAGATCAGCTTGCCGCTGAGGCTCGGCGTGCCGTCAGCGCTCGGTTCGAAGAACACCTCAAGGCGCCTGCCGATCAGCACGTCCCGATTCAACTCGTCGTACACGCGCTCGATGTCGCCCGCTTCAGTAATTGTCATTATTGGTTCCATGTTGCTTCCCCCTAGAAATTGGTCACATCAAGAACAAGTGCTCGCCAGAGCGCGGTGCCGGCGCTGTCATAGGGAACCGGCGAGGGGGCCATTGGGTTGCCAGACTCAAAGCGTCTTGCCGTGATCGATACGCTGCCGCCGGACACGCTGACATCCATTTCTTGCATGTCAAGGTAATACACGTAGTTCAGAGACCCGCCCACGCTGATACTGCCGTTGCGAACCAGCAAGCTCGAAACGGGCGAAGTTATCCACGCCGCGTAGGTCCGCCCAGCCGGGAACTGGCGGGTCACCGTGGCCTCGGCCGTGTTGAGGATGTTGCCGGACATGGCTCCCACCGGCCGCGCCATGCGTCCGTAGGCGATTGCGTCGAACAACAGGTCGCCGTCACCAGACCAGGTTTTCACGCCCCAGTTTGACTCAGCCTGTGGTAGGCCAAATGCATAAGTCGCTCCTTCCCCTTGGGCTGTGAACAGCGTCCCGCTCGGTGAGCTGTTCTTGGCGAGCAGCGACAACACGTTTCGGCTGTCGTCAAGCACAACCACGCCATCATCGTTTTCAACGTAGATCCCAACGGCCATCAGTAAATCACCACCATTATGTTGACGGGGAACCGCCGACCAGCTGAAGCGGCAGGACTGAAAGACCAGCTGATTGTGTTGCCCGAAACTGCGATTACCGGCCACGGGCTGGCAGTGCCAGCGGGAAGCCAAGAGCCGGGGTAGTTGTAGACGAACTCAACATTCTGGCCCGCCTTCGGGACAGCTGTGTGTGATCCGTTCGCTGTGCCGGTGCTAATAAGAACTGAATCGCCTGCAACACGATCCGCCGTATCAAGAATGTTATTTCCGCTTGCATCCCACAGCTTCAGTCCTGCGGCCATCAGATGCCCAGCCCTGCCGCAAAACGGCGGCGATCGTTTGCATCGTAGACCGTGACCGCTGTGTTCGTGATCTCCATCCGCCCCTGCGCGCTCGTCCCGCGAATGATGGTCTGCCCCGCAATTGTTTTGCAATCGACGCAGTTAGCGGTAGTGCACGCTGCTGCGCCGATATTTGGCCCATACCACTGGACCAGGTTGGACGACACGCCGAAACCAGTACCCATCACAAGTTGATACCCGCTACCGTAAATGCGGATGTAGTTCGCTTGCCACTCCATCCCACTTGCCGCGCCGCCGGTTATCACGCGGAACACACTTGCGAGAATGCTGAAACTACTACGGACACCATCGTTCTCAGTGATGGTGCCTGCGATGTTCCCGCTCACATCAGTGGTGAGGGTTTGCTTCGCTGCTAGTCTCCCGCTTACATCGTCAACCCCGACCGACAACTGCTGGGTGACCGTTGCATACTTCGCATCAAGACCCGACGCGCTCGGCGACCACGGCGACGCCGCAACGCGCTCAATCGGCGCCTTCTCCACCATAGGCCAGACGAACCAGGCATACGGCGAAACCTCCCCAGTTCCCTCTACCTCGATTGCGATCCTAATGGTGTGCGCATCCGTGATATTCCGCGGAATCAGAAGGCGTGGGATGTTCGCAAGGGTGGCAGCACCTTGATTTGTCGCATTACTGAATACCTCCTGCTGCGCAAGGTAGGTCCCCGCCGCGTTGTAACGATACATCCGGAGAATTGCCTTACACCGAAAGCAGTTCACCCACACCGATGCAAGTACCTTGGGGGCATCCGCAACTGGAATGTGCGGAGAAAGAAGTTCTTTCTTCCAACCCAAAGGAAATGCCGTAGTCGCGTGGAACATCACAGAAGTGCTGCCGGAAGGTATGTAACGTGCGCCGTCACCGATGTTGCCATCATGAGGAACGGCAGTCAGTGCACCTCCCGAGTCATCCTTGTTGACCGTCCAGCCAACCATTCCTACAAAATCCGCACCAGGCAATTCGTTGCCGCCACCGCCCAGCTTCATGCCGACTTGGGTAACTGCATTCGCGGCGTCGGTTGCTGCTGTCAATGCGTTTGATGCTGTCGATTCCGCACCGTCTGCAGTTGTCTGCGCGGTACCCGCGAGTGATGCGGCATTGTTGGCAGCGGTAAGCGCAGTGCCGGCAGTCGATTGAGCGCCATCCGCGACAGTCGATACGCTGTTGATGGACGAGGCAAGCGCCTCTTCGCCGGCCACGCGTGCCTGGTCTACCTGATCAACGCGCGCCTTCGTCTCCAACGTCCCATTCCCGGCCGGCATGCGGGTTTGAAGGCCGGCGATCTTGAGTGCTTCCGCTTCAAGATCACTGGCGTTCGCGGTGGCGAGCTGCAACGCAGCCGCTGCTGCCTCTGCCGCCGACGCGAACTGTCCAATCAGCTCCCATGTGGCCGGGCTTGTGCTTGGCCTCTTGTTGGTGTTGGCGACTTTTGCCCGGTAAAGCTGCCCAGCTTCGACGACAAGCCAGCCTGCAATGTAACTCTCGGTCGAAAGCCACTGCGGTGCATTGACGATCTCGCCAATTTCCCCGGCCAGCGCATCTACACGTGCCAGCGCTTCAGCAAGCGCGGCGTTCGCTTTCGCTGTAGCGTCAGCGCCGGCTGCGGCCGCAGTCTGCAGGTCACCCTGTAGGCGATCAGCCTTCTCCTGATCAAGGCCCTGCTGCTGCGCGACTTGCTCCTGGGTGATGTCGCTGAGGTTCTGGCCCAGATTCTTACCCAGCGTCCGCTGCACGATCTGCATGCCGGTGGAAAGCTCACCGCTGGTGTTGCGGCTGCGGCACGCGAAGGTCCATTCTCCGGACGCAGGGACCACAGCCTCGAATGCGGCGGTGTGATAGCCCGTGTCGCCCACCGGGGTCATGCCGTCCCAGGCTGGCGCCGTAACATGGCCTGCGGCGTAGCGGATCTCGACGCCGGCAAAGTCTGCCGAGCGCATCGTGTCGCTCATCCAGCCCCACGTGTACAGGCGCACACCGCCGCTGCGCTCCTGCACGTCGAACAGATCCACCAGCACCGGTGGAACGTCTGCCCCTTCGGTCGCGTAGGTGGCGGACGCAGCTACACCCGCGGTCCCATCAGGGGCGAAGGGACGCACAACAATGCTGTACACGTCCGCCTGCGGGATGCGCCAGGTAGCGGTTCGCGTCTGCGTCTGCGCGACCTCAAGAAGCTCCTGCTCCTGGCCGGCGGCCAGCACCAGAATGTTGCCGACCGGGCCAGTGATGTCGAACGTGGCCGTCAGCTCGGTGAACTGGGTGTCACCCTGCACCACCTGTTGCTCGGTGATGCGCAGATTCGATGCCACCGGACGGGTCGGCAGCTGCGATTCGTTCGGAGACGGGATGTATT